AGTCATGGGCTTTCATCATTCCGTTGATAACGCCTACCTGTGTAGCAAGGCTCGATTGGGCGAGGTTTTTACCAATGATAGAGACAACTTTCGTATCAAACCTAAATGGAAAGATTGCCACATTAAGCGTGCGGGCGAGTGGGGAGTTCAAGAAGTTTGCATTCCTATCATACTCAACAATCATCTGAATAGTGTCTCTTGCTGCCTGTTGATTGGTTTTGAGGTAATCTTGCCATGTCATACCCATTCGCTGTGCCTGAGCATCAATCAGCCCAGCTACGCTAATTTCCTGACCCTTGAGGAGTTTCTTATTGATGTTTCTCCCTACAGTACCAAATGATGCCTCAGCTTCACCAGATACAACAGTACCAAGATGTCCTGTTTCATTCAAGAAACCCCCCTCATGAAGTGCTGCACGGATATCTTTAATCTGTCCTGTTCGACCTGTAAAGATTGAAGCAATCGCACCACCACCCTCTGCTTGAGCGAGAATTTCAGTTTTAGGGATTACTCGTAGATACTGGAAGAACGGGTTGTAGGAGAACCTGAGCGCACCTTGAAGCTTTGAGTACTGTCTAATAATAGGTGACATGCCTGGCAGTTTATATGATAGGTCAACTGCTTTATCACCCATACCCCTCACAAGAAGTGGTACTTTCAAATGTGCGTCGATGATAGCATGTTGGATACTCACCGCTCCCTCCTCGGATACTCCGAGAGCTTTTACGATGTCTTTTTTCGTGAGCTGGCGTAAGTCTTTAATTGGTATCTTCTTGCCTTTAGCGAAGTCACTAAGCGTCTTGAGCATTATATCAGTACTTTGTTCAGTCGTTTCACCGACAACACTTGTAAATGCCTTTGATTCTGCAAGGGTTTTTGAGAGGTTATCATTGAATAGCTGGTAAGATAGATTCTGTGATGAGTTTGGAGATAGACCCATATGAGTGAATAGTGAGCCAATTGACCCAAGTACAGGGAGCGGCTGAACGGACTTAATAAAGAAGTTATCTTTTCCATTAAATTTTGTAGCGAGTTGGTCTGCGCCCTCTTTAAATGGAGCCTCAAGATTACGTGGTCGGATAGGGACATAGCCATCTTTTGCAAGAGAGTCTACTACTGCCTGTGGTAAGCCGTCAATCTTCGTAGCAGCCTTGATACTCATAATAGCTGTCGAAAGTTCACCCAGTCCCTCATGAGTCGGGGATTTAATAAGTTCAGTGATTTGTTTATCAAAGTTTGCATTGTTCGCCGCAGCAGTATTGGGGTTTTCAACTTTCCACTGTTCCCATGCTTTCAAACGTCCATCAACACCATCACCCATCGATATAGCCGTCATAATAGCACCCTTATCACGCCCATCTAGTCGTCCAATAGCAATCGGTCCAATTCCTGCCTTTTCAGCAGCTTGTGAGCCTACCCTGAAACTCTTTGCGAACTTTACCATGTCTTGCAGGGCATCAGCGTGTGAGACTTCAGTGAGGTCAAAGGCATACTGACCTTGCATACCCTTTGCGACGCGGTATGCAGCACCACCAATATCTCCACCCATTGCAGCAATGTTTGTCTTTTCAACGGCTGAGAGGTCTTTGATAAAAGCGATGCGGTCAGCTTCTTTCAGTGTTCCTGCGTATTCTCTAATTGCATTGGCAAATCCCGCAGCATTCCCATCGCCATAAAATGTGCTCAAATTATCCCAGAATGATGTCTGCCCAAAAGTCTTTTCAGATAGCCCTGTGAGAGCTTTCCCCCCATACTTAAAGGCGTAGCCAATCGGCCCACCTGAGAGTAGGAGTGCAGCGTTAAAAGCAGCCGTTCTGATGGCATCACCGTACTTCTTATCATCTAGTTGGTGGTACATCTCTGTTGCCATTGGTGAGTAGAAGCTGAAAGTCATCGGGTATTTAAATGCAACGTTGACAGCCGTTGCGCGGGCAATCTGTCCTGCGGTCATATCTGCACCAGCGTTAGCAACTACTTCTGCGGTAGACTTCTGCAAAATGTTCTGCACACCTTTATCTAGCATGTTAAAGAGTTGTGAGTTGTCGGCAAGTTTACTGATTGTTCCTGACATCGGTTCTAGGATAGGGGCAGCCACTTTAGACGCTATCCATTCACTCGCAGTCTTAGCAGCCTGTGGTTCAAGTGCAAGTTTTCCACCTGTGATATTCACTCCCGTTGAAACTGCCTTGCCAAACCCTGCCGTTAGGATAGTTACAAGGTCAGCCGCCACATCTATACCCGATTGAATGGCCTGTTGTTTGTTGAGGTCTATCCTATTTTGAGTGAGTTTGTTCTCTTTAACGAGGCTATCATAACTCTGACTGAGTGTTTTCATAGCCTGAACGTAGGAAGTGTGGTTTATCTTACCATCCTTGAAGTTCTGTTGGAGCGTCTGCATCTGTGCGTCGAGTTGCTTGGATTGAGCTGATATGGTGGTTAAGTCCATATTATCGAGTAATCCATGCCCAATGGCTGAACCGAACTTAACAGGAGCCGTTACCATGTTTTCAAGTTGTGTGCCAAGCCATTTACCCGCTGCTCCTGCAAGATGACCTGTCTGTTTACCTAAGTCTCCGAGAAAGCCAACAAACTTCCCCATGTTGCTTCGGTTATCGTAGGTACTTGTTGCTGCATAGTTTGCACCAGTTGAGGGACCTGAAATAGTTGATATGCCAGGAGAGAGTTTATTGAAATCAGCACTAAGCTGGGCTTGTGCTCCACCATTCTGAAATTTTTGTGTGGCTTCCTGTAGTGTTGGGGGCATTGCTTCTCCTAGAATTTAAGTTGTGACCCATTACCGAGAAGTGAAGCTGGTGCTAGTCCTGTATCTGTTGGTACACCTGAACCCCAGGTGAGGGCGTTATAGGTCCCTGCATTCGTGTAGGAAGCAACTTTGCCTGTGTCGTACTTGAAGTCATTACCAACAAAGCCGAGGACTGTCTTAGCCCCTGTATCTCCATTGGTTGCCATTGTTGAGAGCAAGTTTCTAAATGGCGTGTTGGTTACCTGTGCATATTTTGCTGCTGAGACTGCTTGACCATTATAGGTGAAGTTATAGCCCCCATCTGCGCGTCGAGACATGGTTGGTCCTGACTGTGTAGCCGAAGCCACTGACTGTGCGGCAGGGGTAGTACCTGTTCCTGCAATGGTAGCCATCTGTTGTGTGCGCTGGGCTTGGGCTTGTTCTGCTTGTTGCTTAATCACTGTGAGAGCATTTTGCTGCATCTGTTGGGTAGTACCTTTTTGAATGAGTGTATTTGCCCCTTGGTTAAAGCCGTACTGTCCGCCAACAAATGTCTGTTTACCTGACAAGTCTGTCTGTGAGACACCGACAAGGCTACGCGAATCAAGTGCAAGGGTGAATATCTTTCCGTTCTTTGTGAACTGTATCCCACCGTTTGCCTGAGGGACTAGGGTCAGTTGGTCGCCACTCTTTAGGTCTGTTTTATCAAGATGGAGTTTTTGAATTGCTTGATTGGTTAGTTGGACTTTAAGATTATCACCACTACCTGTTAGATTAGTTATACCTAACCCTTTGAGCGTATCGTTTATCTTCTTTATAGTCCCTGGGTCTTTACTATTTAAATCTCCATAGGCTGTGCCCGCATTTCCATTGCTGACAGGTATGACTTGTCCATTAACCATCGTGTAGTGTGTGACCGCATTCTCAGCAAGTGAGCTCTGCCCATTAACATCAGTTGTAACACGGTAGAGGTTTGGTGAAGCAGCCCATTGGCTAGCTTGGGTATAATTAACTGACCCAATACCAGGAACGCTAACAGTAGCCTTACCACTTGCCATGTCTTGTGCGGCTTGAGTATATGTTTGTGCGGCTGAGGCATCATAGGGAGCAAGCGCAGCCGCAGCCTTTAGGTTGTACTGATATCCCAGATTAAAATATGCCTGAGTTAGGCTGCCCATCGTAAGTTCAGAGCCTTTTGGTAAATCTTCACCCGTCAGTTGTTTATAGATACCACCGAACTCTTTAGTGAACGTCTTAAGGGTACTATTGATATTTGCCTCACCACCATTTTTTAGTTGGGTGAAGACATCTGTTAAACCAGATTGAACGGCTGAGAGGGCATCTGAATACCCCTTTTTAATGGCAGTCTCATTCGCATTATTCACGGTGACGGCATTCTGTGCAGCGACTTGTTGGTCGTACTGGATTTGCTGACTGAGACTGTATCCCTGTGACATAAGACTTTGGGCAAGGGTAATATCCCCAATGCCAACTGCTCGTTGGTAGGCACTCTGAATGAAGTCTAGTTTGTCTTGTGAGGTAGCATTCCCTGTAATGACTTGGATAGATTGGTTCTGTATCTGAAAACTAGTGTTCTTTGCGACTGCTGAGGTCATTGTCTGGCGCATATCAAGTGCCTTTGTTGCGTCAGCAATACTTCCTGTTGTCTCAAGATTAGATACACGCCCATCAAGATAGGTCAGGTAGGTATTTAAATTATCATCACTTGGATTGTTCTCAAATGCAATTCGTTGAACCGTATCGTTATAGGTGTTTAGTTGGTTCTTTATTGTGGAAGAACTTTTAATTAAACTAGATACGCCTGTATTACCTAGTCGAGCTAGGCTGAGGCTTTTACTGAGAGCCATTTACTTAGCTCCTTGTCTTTGCGCTTGTTGGTCTATGTTTCCTTGAGGAGAGTTTGCCGTTGCGCCTGAACCTGGGGCTGACATCATCTGTGCGCCTGGCTGATTACCTGTTGCGGGAGTAAGTGGTTGAACTGGTTGACCCTGAGCATTCTTATAATTTGCTCGTTTGGTATCTTTATTTCCACTGATTAGGTCACCATTAATAACATTGTCGTTAGCGGTCTGACCTGAGTTACCCTGTGGGCCGAGAATATCAGGGAATGGTGAATTTTGGGTAACAATTCCTCTCTCAGCGGCAATATCGCCCACTTCATTCGGGTTGAGGTCGCCACGAAGGTTGATGTTGACTTTCGGCGGTGTATTTGATGGAGGACCAGCAATTTTAAGTTCAGCCATAAGACCAAGTAACTTACCATGGATAGCAGCCGTGATTGGCGTATTCATTTCATCGGATAGACGGTCAAGTTCCTCTTTGGCATTAACACCCAGTCGTTCAAGGGTTGTTTGGATTGACTGGTAGCCGAGCATGGTTTGGTTTAAGACCATTGTAACGTAGCTTGGGTCGTCTTTTCGCATTGATGGTGGCCAGTCCACCTTTGTGTAGTAGTCATCATCACCATCTATAACCTCTTTAATATCATCGTCCCAGAGGGCGAGTGTTTCTAATGCTTCTTCAAATACCTTTGATACAATTGGTGCCCAGAGTTGTCGGCGAGCTTCTACTTGGTCAGAGATAGACTGCATTGCAATCATACCTGTCTGGCGGGAATTGACTGCTGGACTGTCGGGCATGTCAAACAACTGCATCGATATGCCAGTTTCGCGTACAAATGCTTCTTTCAGTTCCGCAATCTGGCGGGCGAAATCTATCTCTGACCCTGCTTCGGAGTTCGGGTTTTGGATAGGCTGAATGTCCTGTCCTTCACCCAACGGTATCATTTCAACAGTGCGCGATTTTGGTTTCGGTAATTGGACATCTAAACCGAAGCCAAAGGCTTTGTACTTCGGGAAGTTGACCTTAGCAGCAACAGTTCGCCAGTCTGACAGTGTTTCAATGTATGTCTGATTGATAACGATAGCACTCTCAGTAATATCAGGCAGCCCCCATGGGCGGCGGCGCATCAGTTTATTAGGGAAGATATAATACCGTGGAATATACTTAGGGTCATCTATAATCTGGTAGACCTTATCCCCAACAATAACGACGTTGACATTCGTTTCAGAGCCAACTGCACAGCGTTGTAACTTCCCATTAAGGGTTGTCCAACCTTGTATTCTGCCCGTGCACTCCATAACTGTGACCATTGGCTGTGTTGAGATGTATTCAACAGTGTTTGCACTTGAAAGAACAGCAAGTGGGTGTCCGAGTGGGCTTGTAGCGACATCTTTAGGTACGCCAAACTGTGAGACAGCCTGTTGTTTGGAAATCTGGTAAACATAGGAGCAGAAATCCCACTCGCGGAAGTTATTTCGGTTCCACACAACGTAAAAGTGCTCAATAGCTTCAATCATATCGAGTTTGTACTTACCTGATGTCTCGTCGTACCATGCTTTGAGGATGGAATCACCAACAACTGAGGCATTTTCAACCATTCGCGCCCATAAAGATTCCCCACCATTATCTCTAATAATAGCTTGGTAGAGTTTATTCCTTACTTCTGCGTAGGATTTCTTCTTCTGATTGACTAACTGGAGTTGTTGTGCCTGTTGGGGGTCTTGTGAGTTAGAGTCAACACCCTGATATGAGGAGACAATCGAGAAGCCATCACCCATTGTCTGTGTGCGGTGGATTTCAGCAACCCTACGAAGCCAGTTGACGGGGGTAAAGTCGTGCCCAACAGCTACTTTGAGACTACGAGCTAGTAAATCACCATACACGTAGGAGTCATTCGATTGGACGACCTTATTTCTGAGAGCAATTTCACCTGTTAAGGTAGCAAGTTGGCTTCTTGTTTCACCAACGAACTCACCTACTAGTTTGTCATACGTTGTTGTTTTTGGTTGGTCTTGCATAGTTGTATTTTTAGTTTTTCTGTGTTAATTAGCTGAAGTTATAGTATCACCTGCACAAAGTCAATACAATACTACCACTCAACGGAGACCCATGCGGGCTGTACTGTTCGGGTAGTCTCATTCGCCAGCCAACATGCCAAACAGAGGCTTATAACGCGGTCTGTGGGGATATTTTTGTCATCTTCTTTATAGATATTGAGCTGTTTTACCAGTTCGTAGTTCTGGGCGGGGACTTTTATCTCCCTCGAAGCGAGTAACTTCACGAGAGCCACGAGAATATCTGCTTTTTTAATCATAGAGGTCTTCTTAACTATCTGGTTTTGGTTGTCGGTCTTCAATCGTTCAGGTTGCCAGCTTCCATAGGTCTGGGTGAAGGTCTTTATATACTGTGGGAGGTCTTGGTAGAACCTTGCACTCTCGCCATTCCATGTTTCAACTATCATTTGGAGGTTATTCCCGTCCCGATATGACTCTATCAACGCTACAAGGGCTTCCATATGGAGTTGTGGGGACTTTCTTGAGCCCTTCATAGCGTACTGGTGGACTAATAGGTAAGGTTTTTGCGTCACATCAATGACGGTGTAGACCATTTCATCATTTCCCATCGCAGTATCTATGCCTATGACATACTTATGCCCATTTTGGTAGGGAATATCACCGTTTAATTCATCTAAAAGAGCATCTTGGATGTCTTGCCCTGGGAAAATAGTCGTGTCGCCAAATATAAACTTTCCAAAAAGCATCTGGTCTTTCAGAGGATTGCCTTCAAGCATGGAAACCTGTTGCTCAATCTGCTCCTCAGTCATAAAGTCGTTCTCATAAATGGAACCTGTCTGGGTGTAGGCTTGGTTCATACCGATAAGCCCCTGGTCGTAGAGGTCTTTGTAGTAAAGGAGTGAGCTGGAACTCTGTGATGGGGTCGAGAGTAGATGTAATGGTGCGGTCCAGTCAAGCAAACGCCCTAAAATAGAGTCATCTATCTCAACTTGCAGGTGGTCTGAGCGGGCAGCCTCATCGTAGGTAATAATCCCATAAGGAAGTCCCTGCAAAGAGTCACCTTTGTTGCCCATTAAAGAAAGATGTTCAATGTAGGAGTTATTTGCGAAGAATAACTTATACGGTGGGTTATTGATTGTCTTATCATCGAGGTAAAAGGCGGTAATCTTGCACTTATTTACTGTCGTGATGCCTGTTTTCTTATCTCTAATCGGGTAGGTAGAGGTCAGAATCGCTCGCATTGCTTTAAAAACAGGTTGTGTGAGTTTGCTTGTTGGAGCGATGTTGGCTGTTCTGTACTCAATGTCGAACCAATCAGCAGGGTTATTGGTTTTAATCCCAAACTTATAGTAGAGATACCACAGTTGAATGATAGAAATAACGGCACTCTTGCCCCATCGGTTTGCACAAGAGAGGAGGTAGCGTCTAATTGCGGAGAGTTCCATCTGTGGGAAGTACATATCTAAGAGGGCTTGGAGCTCGGCAACCTTTGGGGAGTGAGTTTTTAGAAGGTCAAGTATCTCAGGAACCGCTAGAGCAGCGGCAGTGACGTACTTCATTTGTCCACTATGTAGGGTCATACCGAGAACTTCATTAGCAAAGTAGACGGGGTTGTACCGTCCACGCTCATTCTGTTCGGGTGTCATCAGGTGCGGCTCCTTGGAACATTTGTTTTAACATGTCTAGTTTTCTATCCTTAGAGGACTTTTCAATGTCTGCTTTAATTCTAATTGCTGCGAGGTATGAGGTGGCGTTGATGGCTATTTCCCCAGTATTGACTTTCTCCCGCCCACGTTTGATAAACTCATCTAATCCTAACTCATGTTCAGTCTCCCCTGCTTGTGGGTCGATTAATTGAATAGTGTTCTCAAATTTTTTTAGGTCTGTCGTGTACTGGAGGTGGTGTCTTTTGAGGCAGACATAGACGGACTGGACGTTCAGGGGTGCTTGGAAGTCCCTGATAACCTGTGGGAGCGATTCGTCAGAGGTCTTATCAAAATATTTAGAAGAGAACAGCCGCTCAGTAAAGTTCTTGTTCCGCTTCATATACTTACAGATAGAACAATACTTGGCGTAGGTTAGGTCTTTCGTGTTTATCATTGTTTGCCTTTGTGTGTGAGTGCGTAACCAATTGAGATAATGTCGAGGAGGAATAATCTGAGCTTGTTCACTTCAGCTCCTCAAGCGCATCAAGTATTGGTATGTAGAGCGAGGAGTGGACATCTTCTTGTGTGCAGTCCATGAGAGCCTGTTGAACTCTAGCGTGGAACTTTATGAGAGCTTTGACCTTGGGTTTGAGGGTGTAGAGATAACTTGCTTGGTCGAGGACTTCCTCTATACCCATGTCTAAGAGTTTATCGGCAGGAACGTCCCACAGCCCGCCGCCGTGTTCAATCGCACCTTTTTCGTACTTAGCCTCATGGTCGCGCACAAAGGATTCTAATATTTGGGTTTCGTGGTCTATTTGTTGTTGGTTCATATAATCCTTTTTTTATTTTACCATGCAGGAGCTTCAAGGAACTCACTAGATAATGAGTTTGTGTGGCCGCCAGCGTTCCCATCCCAAACCCAGTGTTTGCAGAGCTTCTTCTTATTAGAGCAACAAGTAGGCATAGTACCCTCTGGCTCAATCACGGACGCAGGAACTCCGCCACTACTAATCAAATCCTTTAGGTCATCAAACGCGGCCTTCTTCTTTGGGTCAAAGGTAGCAAGTGGGTTGAGCTTGATAGGTTCGTTGACTACTTCATCTATGAACACTTCGGCTATCTTCTGCCCGTGTAGGAGGGCGTGGATAGCTTCTGACTTCTTGGGGAGTTCTCTCCATAGGTCTTCATCTTCTTTTCGTATGTATACTGATACTAACATGCTAATAGTATATATACTAACAGTATTAATAGTCAATACCTGTAGACCATAGGCGTATATTTTTGGTGCGGTTAGGAGTGAACTTGTAGACCACCTCTGTTATTTTTTGGTGCACTATAGAGTGAAACACCCTTATATACTAGTACCTCTCCTATAAAGCTCCCCCGTACCCCTAAGGAATGTGTGGCTAATCACCTCTGTTATACCTGGTGTTCTCAAGTGATTGAGTGGGCTTTAGTTAGAGATAGATGGATAGATATATAGTATATGTGCTGTCTGACCCCTGTTATGTCGTACAATGTGTATTGTGCGTCGTATCTGTTAGGTTAGGGTAGGAGGACTGACACTGAATTAGGGTGCTCAAGTACACATATAGTCTTTGTTCTATTAGTACTGTCTTATTAGGTAATAAGTTATGGTATGTGCGCGGGATTGGGCTGGTACAGGGGGTTAGCTGCATGCAAGTAAGGGTAGTGTGTGCGGGCTGTGGGTGTAGTTGTGAGGCTTTGTGGTGTTCTAGGACTACTGCTGTGTGCGGGATAGTTACAGGCTTTTAACTGGCTTGTAGCTTGTTCTTAGTAATAGGGGTATGTGTGCGGAGTATCAGGATTGAGAGTAAATGTGTGCGCTGACCCCTGTTAGTATGTGCTTAACTGAGAGTTAGCTGAGAAAAGTGCAATTATCTTTGTGTGAGGTATTGACATAGTAACCGTGTGCGTGGTAAGATGTATGCAGTGAACAAGGCGAAAGCCCCAACCACGAACATTTACAACTAAGGACGAACGAAAGCGACAGACGGTCAAGTTTGAACCCTCAACGGCTACACTCTACTAGTCCTTAGTCATTGCCTCCGAAGATGTGTGCGCGAGCACCTATGCCAGTAACTTAACAATTAGTCGATTTGTGCGGGTAGCAACGGTGTTGGCAGTTGCTGAAAATACGGGCTACATCTAGAAATAGAGACCACGAGAATGCCCGCACACACTAGATGGGTGGCAAAATATGCGAATGCGACACAAGAAGCCTTCGGGCGGGATATGCGGTGTATAAGATATTTTGCCCCCTATTATGTGCGCCGTGTCCTGTCAACGCTGGACTAGCCCGCTCAAGTAGTGGGTGCAAGTTAAGCAGTGAATGTCCTTAGGGTGGCAGGGCTTGGCGCAGATAAGTATCACTTATGTGATATAAAACGATTAAGAATGTGTGCGCCCATAACGTATGACACAATAGCGGACTAGACAACCCCGCAGCCTCTATGACAGGTTCAAAATATTGAATGAGCAGCGCATCGGCAAGCGCACACATCCCATCGTTACAGGTGAGCAAATTAGTAATAACATAGGAAAGGCAATAAAGCTATGAAAACATTACAATTCAACAAGTATTTTGTGACCGATGGCACATATAAAGCACGAGTTCACTACTCGCCACACATTATGCGCTCAAATAATAAGAAGTGTATTACACTCTATGAAAAAGGCTATGAGGAAGACTTTACAAAAGTTTTTGACACCTTTGAAGATGACACAGACATAACAACAGACTACTTCGACACTCGAAAAGTCCGTATCACCGAAGACATGCCAGAGTTTTCACCGTTACTAGCACAAGTTAAGGCGTGGGGCATAGTCTCACAGGAGTTTTAATGATGACAGCACAATATCGAAGAACTGAAAAGGGATGGCAGGGCTACATTGTAAACGAGAGTTTACGCTGCACTACCTACTGTCAAAATGTGTGGCGAGACAAGCACGACGCAATACTAGACGCGAACGGGCTGCTCAACGCACAAGAACGCGCAACAGATAACGCCTACGGGTCTATATACCTCGTAGCAAAGAGGGAGCTAGCAGCCTAATATCTGGCATTGTCTACGGACATGTAAGCCCAGATGCCTTGAACCCGTTGCGAGTGGGTTTATAGGTGTGCGGAAATTAACGAAAGGATAAACTATGCAATACATTTATGGGCGCGACTTAAAGACAGGTGACGTAATCGAGGCATGGATGCCAGAGCAAACACGAACTGTACTTGAATTAACAGAGTACAGAGAGCAAGAACTCAACGGCGAAGTGCTGAAATTATGCACGGCTATTTGTAGTGACAGGTACAATATAACCGTGATGTTAGATAGAAAAGATATACGGTTAGTAAGGGGATAGCCGTTGTGGGTGGCGTGATGGTAGTAAAGGTTTAACCGACATATTAAATGGCTATCACAGAAATGAACAATAGCAGCCGTAAATACTAGTTTGCTACCATCACCGCGCCCACAACAATGAATAAGTGACTGACAATATAAATAAATGGGCGCAAAGCCTAGAAAGGATATGCGATGAAATTAGTAGCCAAAAGATTAACGAATGGCTGGACGGAATACCAAAGAAATAATAATAAAAATACTTGTGATGATTGTGGCGCAAAATTATGGGTTGCCCCAGATGGCAAATCATTATATTGTGACAATCAAAGCGAATTACACGAAGAAGGCGAGAAGAAACTATGAAACTAAGTAAACAAACAATCGAAACTATAAAGACAGTTGTTATTGCTGTGCTGGTAACTATGGTAGTAGCTTTTGTGTGCGGGATGAAGTACCAGGCGCACAATCAAGCAGTCATTGACAACGCAGTCCGTGTGAGCGTTCAAAGCAAAGCACCGTTAAAATAACAGGGGTAACACAGATAGCAGCTAAGCCTGTGGCGGCTGTTACCCTGAGTGGGTGCGAGAGGGTCAAGCAAGAAGTCTCGAAGTATGACTGGGATGTGTCTCTAATGATGCGCCTAGCCTACGCAGAGACTAATTGCAACCCTGACGCAACGGGAGATACGACACTGACGTACCAAGAGAATGGGCGCACATATGGCTATTCAGTGGGTGCGTTTCAGGTCAGAATACTACCTGGAAGAGAAGCTTGCGACACACACGACATCGAAACAAATGTACGATGTGCATACAATGTGTGGAAAGGTCAGAGTTACAGCGCGTGGTCAACGTTTACTAATTTAGCATATTTGAGGTTCTAAGAAGTAAATTAAATAATAAGGAGGACATTATGTCCAAGCAAGAAACAATAACATTAAACGGTAAGACTTACATTGAGTTCGACCCAACTAATAAGGATATCAAGCCAGCAGTCGAGACAGACCATGTAATCATCATTGCTCAGCGTGGGTGGATATTTGAGGGGCACAAGGACAAGTCTGTCGCTGATAAAATACAGTTACTCAATGCTAACGTGGTTCGCTCATGGTCAAATCAAAAGGGCATCGGTGGACTGTGCAAAAAAGCATTGAAATCAGACTACAAACTTGATGAAGTTGGCACTATATCTTTCGCAAATGAGAGTATAATTGCCGAATTATCAATAGTGGAGTGGTAATATGAGCTACGCTAGAAATGCTAATACAGCAGACGAAGTACGCCCTATGTCGTTAGATGGTACTAGTAAGAACGGCTACGGCGACGGCGACGGCAACGGCAACGGCTACGGCGACGGCTACGGCTACGGCTACGGCTACGGCGACGGCTACGGCTACGGCAACGGCAACGGCTACGGCGACGGCTACGGCTACGGCTACGGCGACGGCGACGGCTACGGCTACGGCTACGGCTACGGCAACGGCAACGGCAACGGCTACGGCAACGGCAACGGCTACGGCGACGGCTACGGCTACGGCTACGGCTACGGCGACGGCAACGGCAACGGCGGTATACTATGAAACAAGTCATCCAAATATACATTGTGGCGCTCATAGTGACCGTCTGTGGGCTTTTCTATCTCAATGCGTCTATGAATGCCATTGAAATTGAAAGTGACAACACAGACGCTCTAAGTGCGTCAACTATTCAGGTGTGTGAGGCTGAAAAGAACGGGACAAGGCGTGTGCCGATGAAAACGTGCGCACAAGCAATCACTTTGGATGGCACGGACTTAAAGACAACTAACTACACATATACTAAAATCGCACATTAAATAATGCACGACCTAAAATTGGGCGCATTAAGACGTACAAAGTTAAGATTGATGACTTCACATTCTTCGGGATTGTGTGGTACTCAATTAAACGGTTGAAGCTACAACTCTTGGTCTTGTGGGGTGTGGGTTATCCACTGGTACAGTTGCTTATGTTCTTTGATGTGATATGATAGTTCGATGGGGTCTGTAAGGTAGGTGTTTATAACAAAAGACCGTTCAGGAGTGGGCGGTCTTTTTTAGTATCTAGTGCTATGCCAACCCATAGCGAAAGAGAGTTTGATTGTGAGGTTTTTGTAACGGAGTGAGTAGTGGGAGGTGCGAAACTGCTAGGTTTGGTAGTGTTCACTTTTATATATACTCTAAAAAACACAAGCGTCAAGTATTTTTCCATAGACCCGCCTTTGTCCTCTGGTGAGGGCTAAAGACAGAGTGATTTACAAGTGTGTGGGAGTTTTTGAGGTGGTGAAGCTCAATCGCAAGCCACAAATTGAGTACAAGCCAGAGACTAGGTTGTCAGGCGGGCGGACAGAGCCTAGTTTTTCGTCTGTACTCAACGGGTTCAGTTTTGAAGGCTGAGAACTTTGTATTGTAAATATTTGACAAAGATGTGTGCGTTTGCTAACCTAAAAGTAGGCAATGAGACAGCACCTCCGAAAGGGGGTGTTTTTCTTTGTACCTATTTGTTTCTGCAATGAGACAAATAAGATACTCAGATAGTAGCACCCCACACATTCAAATGCAAGAATTATTACTGTTTGTGTGGTCTATCAGAGGTACAGTATGTGTGTGCGTTAAACGACTTCCGCACAAGCCCGTCTACCATATGGACGGGTCTATGCTACAATACATGTGTCAGTTGCCCCCAAGCTCTGACAAGGTGCTTTGGACACAGCCCGCACAATTTACCCTCCTGTGCGGGTTTTATGTTAGAGTAGAAATGGCGCTAATCGACTCCTATGTACTGGGAGTCGATTTTCATGTATTATGAACTTGCGGTTATCGCACGGGATGTTTCGCAGCTCCCTAACTAGAGACTCAATGAAGTCTCTTTTTTTATCTTAAATTATCCTGTGGATAAGCGCACATTGCTATTGACTTGTAACTAGCCGTGTGCTACACTACCTCTGTAATAAACAAGGGTTTGCAAAGCAAAGGGGGCAACGTGATACTTATACTAAAGAAACTAGCTTGTGTCTTACTCGGACATTGGTCGTACCCGTATTCAGATGAGTACAGGGAGTGTGAGCGGTGTGGGAAAGAGTATAAAGGAGGGTTATTTGAATGAGAGCGCTAAAGTTTAGAGCGTGGGATAAGAGCTTGGGCTGGGTCACGGATAACTACAGCATGGCGCTCGATGGAAAGATGATGTGGTGGGACTGCGAAGGAGATACAGTAGACTCAGACATCGGAGTGTGGCGTGAAGGTTATGGCGTAGCCGTTGAGATTATGCAGTATATAGGTCTAAAAGACAAGAATGGTACCGAAGTCTATGAGGGCGATATCGTGAAATGTGACAGTAGTCTGGGATGCCCTCATGAAATCGTCTGGCGTGAAGCAGCCCCATTCGATAACATAGGCGGCTGGGGGCTAAAAGGTACGAATAGCACATATGATTGGATAGGTGGAGAAGAAGTCATCGGCAACATCTACGAAAACAAGGAGCTACTAAAATGAGCGCAGTTGATATGACATTTGATGAGCAGGTGCAGGACTTTATAGAAGACCATGAGGGTATGAGCTTTATTGCGAAGCAAGCCCGCACACTCTATGAAGACAAGGACTTTGAACGATTGAAACGATTTATGAGTGATGTAAGCGGAGCTGAGAGCGCACAACACTTCTACGATAATGACATACTGGGTGAGCGCGATGAATATTAAAGCCGTGGACTGTGTTCTCCCGCCACCCACCAGTCAGTTAGAAGCATGGAACAGGTGGAAGAACCATCTTGAGAGCGAACTCCGTACACTCTCCTACTACAAGAAAGTGAGAATACACGTACTATGAGCGGAGCTAATACAAAAATGAAGCTAGTAAAAAAGACAGGTCGATATTTCAGGATGTGCATTGCGTGTAGCAGGATAACAGCAAGAGAGAAGTATAGGGCGTTAAACCCAGGGAGTAAACACTATGTCATACAAGGTTAAAGAAATAACAGTCGGAGCTACTATTGCCACCGCACAGTACTCCAATTTACAGCCGACAATCACTATAGAAGTTGGTGATAGCCTAGAGGAAGCTAAAGCTGTAGCCCTAGAATACATCACAGGGTTATCAAAACAGTATTCAGAACCAGGTCGGGAGTTGTCGAGCAAGGTAACAGGCAAATTTGTTCGTAAGCAAGCGTTTGTGGGCGGGGAAATTGACTATGATGAAGTGAACCACACCTATATGTGGAACGGTGAAGTCTATGCGTCCGCCTCACAAATAGCCAAAGGCGAACAGAAGCCGTTTGACTCAGTGATGTTAAGCGGAAAGGTCGCAGAGAAAACTGGCTCAGACCCTACAGAGATAGCAAAGCTCTGGTCATTGAGTGGGCAGGTTTCTCGGGACTTCGGCACAACCGTACATCTTGCTCTTGAACTCTACGGGAAGTATCAGGGGCTTGCCAAGACGCTAGACAAGGAATACCACACACCGAACCATCTTGTCTTGAAAGACATCGTAGAGAGCTTCTACGTGGGTCGTGAGAACGAAAAAGCTGAGTACGAAGTCCTCGTGGTAGACCACAAGAACAAGCGAGCAGGGACGATAGACCGTCTACAGATAGTCGGGGACAAGACCTGTATCATCGAGGACTACAAGATTGCCTACAAAGAAGACAAACCGTACTGGAAGAAACAGCTTCAAGTCTACGAGGGAATCATGGTTGCGAACGGCTGGACAGTTCAAGGGAAAGTAATACATCAATTCGACGGAATGTGGAAAGACCATGCAGTTCTGTAAACATCAACCGCACAAAGTCATTGCAGACATACTTTCGCCGAAGTACTCAACTGATGAGGTGCTAATCAGCACATCGAAAGTCACTGAGTATACCGAGAACTATCTGATTAAGTTTGTGAAGTGCAACAAGTACCCAGACTGGTACTGGTTCTCAGGAAAAAAGATACGCAGCAGTAAAACACAACCAAATGGGAGGGGAACAGTCTATGTCCTATCAATGAAAGACCGTGAGGACTTCCAAGCTGTAGAAAAATGTGACCATAATTATTAAAGGAGAACTAATGACTGAGAAGCAAATAGAAAAAGCATTAAAAGAAGATTACATCAGTGAAATAGCCTACATGTTAGAACGAATTAGACTTATTGGACGGTTCAAACTTGGGCGCACAGGAATAGTACAAGCAATAAATAAGAAATGGGGGATATACAATTGAGTGGCAGTAAAATTGGGGGCATGAAAGCAGCACAAACGATTAAAGAGCGTGACCCAGACTTCTATAAGAGAATTGGTTCTGTGGGCGGGAAGAACGGACACACAGGAGGCTTCTACGCTATGACCCCTGAAAGACGAGCCGAGTGTGGGCGCAAAGGTGGCACAATCAGCCGCAAACCAAAGGTATCAGTTATGTACGTTTCAAACGGTATACTCGAACCAGCCCCGCACACATCATTTTTAAGTAAACTATTAAGGAGAAAATAATGGAAGACCCAACACGAATTAAACTACAGCATGTCAAAGTAGTCTTCGCCAATCTTAACGATGACGGCTTCGGCAAGTCAATTACTATCTCAGTAGACCCCGAGACTGAGCGGAAAATAACAGAGTTCGTCAAACACAATAACATCGGTAAGGGGGCGAACGCTGGCAAGCCGAACTTCAAAGACTACGAAGGTAAGAAACAGTACGCATTTAAGATTAGCGACTACACTCGCTTTGCGGGGCTGAACGGGCTAGACGAAACAAAACTCGGCTTCGGCGCAACCATTTCACTCGTTGCTAACTCATTCGCCTACGATAATAAGTTTGGTAAAGGAATTAGTAGCAACCTCTCGGCTGTATTAGTTGAGCGCGGAGCTGACACCAAAGCTGACGCTGACCTCGCAGAACTCATGCAGGGACTCGGTGAACCGCTCCCAGGTGACGAAGACGCACCATTTGAGGATATTGACCTCGCCGACGTTCCTGAGGAATTACGATGAGTTCTGCCGAGAAGCGCCACACAACCATGCTTGAGAAATTAGGTTCAGAAGAAGCTATCAGAGCCTACTACCAAGACATTCAGAAGAAATCCCGTGTTACCTATGTTGAGAACGGCAGTCGCGGAGGGTTCCGTGGAATTGACCCAGAAAAACTAAAAGCAATCTCCAGCATGGGGGGAAAGAAGTCACGTAAAGGTGAAAAAACTAACTAAAGAGCAACAGATTGTGCGCGAGATGAAAGCCCGCCTCCCACTTGGTAAAGCACCCATTCGGAAGAAACTAGACCAGAAAACCGCACAACAGCTCATAAAACCTGCTGATGATGCCCTCTCTAAGTACATTCGATTACGCGATAGCTCATTTACTGGTACTGATTGGGTGGGGGAGTGTATCAGTTGCCCTCGCACACAAATCATTCTTTCAGGTGATGGGAAATGGTCACAAGGTTGGGATAATGGTCACTTCATCACCCGTGGTGTCTATTCGCTGCGTTTTGATGAATATAACTGCAATTTGCAGTGTCGTCATTGCAATATATGGCGAGACAAGGGTGACATGCTCAAAGGCTATGAGACGGGTCTTGCGCTCAAATGCGGTGAAGCTACGGTTGCGGAGCTAAAACGGCTCTCAAAGCTCCCAGAAGCCTACAAACGCCCATCTAAAGCGGAGTTGTTGCAGATAATAGCGGACGCAAAACAGGAAGTTGAGTATATCCTCGCACATAAGGAGAACTACCAACGGTGAGGACTGTAATCGAGATACAGCACATCGAACCGCGCACAGACAAAGCTGGAAAGCCCTATTTCAGGACGCATGTTTTGCTTGACACAGGAGAGGAGGCTATCTACTGGGGAAAAGATATTAGTGTGGGCGATTTAGTTGAGGTATTTTTCCACAAGAGCATGATAAAAGCTAAGAAAAGCTCTTGACTAAATTATAGCCGTGTGCTAGACTGTAAGTATTAACAAAGGGGGCACATGACAGAAGAAGAAAGAATGGATAACTGGGAGCGTGAGCAGTTCATCATCATGTATGATTTAGAATGATGTGTGGATTTTACGCAGTCAACAAGCAGCACTGTTGGATAAATAATCATTGCGTAGTTTGCCGCAAACCTAAACGAATTGTAATAACTGTAAAGGAGACATAATGTCAGAATATAAATTTAAACTTACCACTGAAACCAAAATAAATGCGTGGGGCGTAAAGCTTTTCCGCATAGAAGCAACTGTAGACATTCCTGAACGTGGTGTGAAAAAAGGCGAAAAGGGTGGATTTGTTGAGAGTGAAAAACTAAGTAATGGCGATGCTCGGGTCTCTGGCAATGCTTGGGTCTATGGCGATGCTCAGGTCTATGGCAATGCTCGGGTCTCTGGCAATGCTTGGGTCTATGGCGATGCTCAGGTCTATGGCAATGCTCGGGTCTATGGCGATGCTCGGGTCTATGGCAATGCTCAGGTCTATGGCAATGCTCGGGTCTATGGCAATGCTCAGGTCTATGGCAATGCTCGGGTCTATGGCGATGCTCGGGTCTATGGCAATGCTCAGGTCTATGGCGATGCTCAGGTCTATGGCGATGCTCGGGTCTATGGCAATGCTCAGGTCTATGGCGATGCTCAGGTCTATGGCGATGCTCGGGTCTATGGCAATGCTCGGGTCTGCGATAAAAAAGCATACATAAAGGGCTGGTTTATCGGTGGAGATGACACTGGAAAAATTACGAATGTCACAGACCAAATGGGTACTGATTATTGGGAAGCTCAATACGTACTTGGTGATTACGAGATAAACGACATCGAAGAAAAAGAAGCGGAAACGCCACCAACAATAAACATTGGTGGTAAGACCTACCAAGTAACCGAAGAGCTAACCAAAGCTCTCAATAATCTGAAAGAACTTTAACATTATAATCTGGGTGCCAGCGTAAGTGGACTAAGCAACCATACTCGTTAGGGGATTGCTAGAGGTTCAGCCCAGTACTATAAACGATAGGAAAATATATGTGTCCACATGGAAATAGCATTTTACACCCTCCTACATTTTTAGGATGTTCTGAATGTGTGCAGGAAATAGCAATTGAGGACAACGCCCCTAACACAATGGAGAGGTCAGCATGTGTGCGCGAGTAGGTATGTCACGAATGCCATAGACCTGACTGACGGATAATGTCGTGAATAACTCAGGTTCTCGCGCACACTTTCTAGCCCCCCACAACCAAACTAACTAAGGAGAGTATATGACAGAACACAAGCATTTATTTTCAGGTATGGATAAAGACGCAGAATGTATTGGTTGCGGCGCAAAACAGGTAGCCATGCCAGACAGGAATAGCGAGCTAAATAAACTAAAGACAGAATTATTTAATATACTTGACCTACGAATATACGATGCACATGAGCGAGCAGCATATCGCAGAACTTTTGAGAAATATGTCTCCGCCCACACCACAGCCGTACTGGATAGGGTCGCAGAGGAAGTGATAGGTGAAAATACTCCACGTCAAATAGATAATAGCCGTGATGTATATGAGAATGGTTTACGCTCAAGACAGCGTACTGCCCTCTCACAAATAAGGAAAGAGCTACTATGACTAAAGCAAAAGACGACCTAGAGAAGCAACTCAGAGAAGAACTAGCAGAATTAGCGACAAGCCTACAAGGTGATAGCTACTACTCAGTGTTGCCCGATGAACTTGGTGATGAGCATATCAAACCGTTTCTCAACATCATCGCCGTACAAAACTTAGCCCTATTAACCCGACTAGAGGCAGAGACCATAGCTACATTTATTTCACCAAGTGAGGGTGTGCCGCTCACAGCCATTCAATCAGAACGAGCCTTAATAGAAAAGAGGATGATGTGAGCAATCCAATATACAAAGAAGCTTGCGTATTTTACTACAATGGCAAGAACCTACCAGACTACCACAGGTTTGATATACCAGTGGAGTGGAGCTATGAACACCATGAAAATGGAGCAGGATTAGCATATAAGTCAGTTACTAAACTACGCTGCGTCTGTGGGGCTGAGATAGATAGAGTAGAAGCTACCGACCTGTCGAGCGAACCACTGACCCCTGCGAAAGCTAGCCCTACCTCAAGAAAGGATAAGTAGCAATGAGCATTGTACTACCTGATGAAAAAACTATTACTCAAAATAAGATTACTCTTGAGAAAATCCGCAAAGGTGTGGCTGTACAAATTGGCTATACGTCCTTAGAGAGTATGGACTTTACTATGATGGAAGATATGATACGGGGTAAGATTATCCAAGCCTCATTTGATGTGCTTGCTAGTAAAATCCATGAGGACAGAACGACAGTGTATTTTCACTATAAAACTCCGTTGAATTGGGTTGAACACCTCAAAAAAGATAAAGCACCAAAATGGCTGTTGAATAGATACCCTGTAAAATACCGCACCCACAACATAAAGCGAGTAGCCGTATTCAAACGGTATGCTGAGTACCCCAAGGCTAACATAGCAATCCCAAAAACCAGTACTGTGTTTATCGAAGCTTTGGGAGGACTAGAAGTTATACATGATGTGGTTTCAGTATGAACAACCCCCTAGAAACCCTATCAGGCTACGAACCGCACACAAGCTACGAGGAACATGCGAGACGAATACTTGAAAGACTAGCAGCAGAGAAGTTAGCCGCACAACAAGTAGGTAAAGTAATTATTAAGGAGGTTACACATGACTGAAACCAACCGTTACGAAAAATGGCTAGACTATAACCCATATTCTGAGCTAGTTAAACAAGGCATAGTACCAAAGGACAAAGTATGAGCAAAACACACTTGAAAAAAGATAATACCAAAACTCTATGCGGCATTTACTTTGACTACATGAAAGCTGAAGTTGTTGAACTACCCGAAGAAGCAACATGTCGGAACTGTCGCGGTAGTAGCTCTACTCCCCCCACACCCAATGGGGTTGTAAGTGATGAGCTACGAGAAGAAATTGAGGGCTATTTTAAGGCACTCGGCATGGCTGATGCGTTCGATTATGAGCGCTTTCTAAAGGAATATGTGGACGCTATCATGCTCATCATCACCCAGCAAACAACAGCAGCACGAATAGAGGCAATAAAAAGCTATAAGAAAGTTCTAAAACTAGAGGCAGAGCTAAAGAAAGGTCTGTGATGAAGCTAGAAGATAGACTAAAAGACGTAGCAGACAAATCAAGCCCAGTAGCTACATTGAAGGGTGTGCCAAATCCTATGGTCAATCCCGCGCACATCAAGGAAGCCCGTGAAGCCATCTATAAAGACCTAGACACGTTGTTGGGCGAAAATGAACCCATAGACGTAGGCAGATATGAGAATGGCAGAGATATGTGGGGCGAAGAATGGGCTAGATTACATAATGCAGAGCCGAAAGCCCGTAACATGTTTCGTGCCGAGCTTCGTAATAAACTTAAAGATTACTGTGGAGTAGAGAAATGAGCCTAATTTGTAGGATATTTGGTCATAGATATGCTGTCGTTTGGAATATGACAAAATCAGTAGCAACATACTGCACGAGGTGTGGCTCTTGGCAAAATCACCTACCACCAAAAGGAGTTGAGAAATGAGTGAAGCGGAAAAGATGCGACTTAAAATAAAGAAGCTAAAAGAAACAGGACAGTGGGATTATTTAGACCAATCAGTTGTGCGGGCAATAAACAGGCAATATGATATGGCTAATATCTATGACACCGATGCAGCAATCGAAGCAAGTGAGATACTAAGGAAAATAAGCATATGACCCAACACAACCTCCCACCCCAACACCAAGAAGTAGCCCAAAAAGCAACTGAAAGAATAAAGCAAAGCATCGCTAGAGTAATCTTCAAAGCCACAGAGGGGCTAGAGCCTACTATTTTGAATGTGCTGGAAAGTGGTACAATAGAACGAGCGTCTGACGCTAACCTATGATTGAATTTTTGCTCACATACGAAGAATTACCCCTGTCGAAGTACGCTCACACACGGAAAAAGCACACTAAGTAAGAATTATTACAGCCGTGTGCTTATTCTAGGTGTAGTCTCTCTTTGGGAGGATTTTATATGTCAAAGAGTTATCGTGACTATAAACACCAAAATCCCAAAAAGAATATGTGGTTATTAAAAGAAGAACACAAAGGGTTGTTCAATTATGATGTTGAGGGTATTAAGTACCAACTTTAAGTGACGTTCTCTGGTGGGGGGATTATTCCGCTCCCAACCCACATCTTCAGTACTTCTTCTCGCAGATATTGCTTCCTGTTAGCTTCATACGGGGCTGTCTGAGTGGCGTTGTGGCCTGGAGTGAACAACCTGACCATTTCATTAGAATAATGGCTTGCAGCGTCCCTGTGTGCCTCGTAGCTCATGAGTAGTTCGTGAACTCTACTTTCTTTAATTTGATTGCTTGTGTGCCAGTACACCACCCGCCACAGTCCTGACACTGGTATCTCCTGAATGTTGAGGCGTTGGTCTTCCGTACTCCTCGACTATGTAATCGTGTACCACCGCATTTCGGACAGGCATCTATCTTTCCTGCTATGTTAGCGACATTTGGGTGTGTGTTGAAGTACGGGAGTAGTTTTTCATACAGAACGGTGAGCAGGGCAACGTCTTGGTCGTTATAAATCCGCATCTTATTCCATGATTTATTATCATGGTGGACAAAAGCTTCGTACCAGAGGTCGGCGTAGGTTTCTTTTGTCTTTGTGCCGAAGCCGAACATCTCACACAAATCATTTAAACTGTTACTTGGGAACATGCCGATTTGTTTTGCCATTATCTTTGTATCAACATTTTTGAATGGGCTGGGCGGTTTCAACCCCGCAACTAAAAATGCACCCCTAGAGATGCGGTCATCAAAACGTTTCCCGTTATGTGCTACGGCTATGTCAGCTTCATCAAGTAAGTCACGTATCTTTGTGTCTATTTCTATTTGTTCGTGGTTCTTCAGGCTCATGTGCTGGATTTTCTTATCTCCGAGCCACCGCCACGATATGCTCATAATCTTTTGGTACTGTTCTATTTTTAAGAGTCTGGTTTCATACGATGGCCCATAGGCCCACGCTAACATTGGTGATACCTCTAAGTCATAGAGTAATGTTCTAACCCCATCCATCATTCCCCCTTTTTAATGTTTTTTTTGCCACCCAATAGGAACTGCGTTTAATCTGGCTACGTCTTTGAGAGCCATTTGCTCATACGCTGTGCGGTCATCTTCTAGTAGAACGGTGAGGTTTTGGTGTGTCGGGTATTTCCCTTCGATAGCTTCTTTGGCGAGCTTTTTATACAGTTCTCCATTGGTACTTTGCTCCCACACCTGAGCAAATGATTTTTCTCCATCTAAATACACGTAGTTGTACATCGCTAAGTCACCTGCAAACGTGAATAGTAATGTGTTTTCTGGTGAGGTGTCTATTTTCTCACCGTTCATTTTAAGACGCATCAAAATCCTCTCAATTCTTGGGGCGTTAGGTACATTTTTCGTGTGAGCCGTCCGATAGCTTCGTCTGTATCCATAGCTGCGATAAATAACTGCTTTCTGTAATGGTCAGTTGTGCGGTTGTCTAAGGTGTTTAAGACCTGATACAGTCCACCCTCTTGTGCCACGGCTATCATGTCATATATCTCACTGGGAGCTGGTCGAGGTGTTTCGCCGAGGCTTCTGTGGATAAGTGTGTGATTCGGAGGAGGTGCTTGCCAGAGTGGAAGAACAAACGCCCCCATATTTCGGAGGCGTTTTTCTGACGTGCTTCTAAAATGCCTATCCTCCCAGTTCAGGTGATGTTCACCGAGCGTGGGGCAGTACGGCAGTTTTTCTTTTCGTTTAGCGACACCGTGATGCCG